CCACCAATTATATTACCCTTTGATACTATGCTAGTGCCTGGATTAATATATGGTGTTGAGCCTGTATCCTCTACTGCCATTAATTTTTCTCCTTTTGATTGCTATTGTTTAATCTCAAGGCTCTAATACCTGATTGACAGTTTCTATAATATCAAGTATGTCCATCGTTCCATCTAGATTACGATCAGAAGCCTCAAGCCTTAATGAGTTTGAATGTGGTTCTATAAAATTTTCAAACAGTTCATTTATATTTGTGACATCTGTACAACTTGTTGGCCCAGACATATTGCCTAGCACTGTCTGTACTTGTAGTATAATATCTTGAATATTAGTAAGTCTATCGCCATTGACATCCCCTTGTTCTACTATATGTATGTATGATTTAGCACTTTCACTACCATAATCATCTTCACTCCATACTTCATACACTCCTGCACTATGGAAGATATGATAATAACCATCTATACTATTAACTATTTCACTAGGATATGTGCCACTATTTACTACCCCACTCTCATCTATCTGCTGCCAAACTAAATTTGTATCCATACCATTCTCTACATTAACTGCAGTTTGAGTATAAAGCTGAGGTTTAATTAGTCTATAGTAAAACTTCCAACTTTGACCACTAGCAGCTGCCATTTCATTTGTAAATTTGAAAGCAGTCTTTCTTCTCACTCCAGTTTTGTTTTGACTTACAGCTACTGTGCCTGTAGAAAGTGTGCCATCGTCATTATAATCTTGTATATATTGTGTAATAGATGTACTTCCATTGAAAGAATTCCTAGTGTTTAGAAGTGTTATTCCATAATCTCCATCTCCTGGACTTGCCCCTGTATGACTCATTAGTCCTGTCCAATCATGAACTTGATTTATAGTTATTTTTACATTCTTTAAACTATATTTTATTTTTTCTACTAAAAATAGTGGATATATAATTTGACCATTTCTTATGTTATGTACACCTTGAGGGTTTTCTTGATTTTTTGTTTGGACATAATGGTCTAGACTATAATCTTCTCCATATGCTTTTTGCCCTTGAATTAAAAAATCAATAGCAACGTAATCTCCTAATTCTATATTACTATACTTTAATGGCAAGGTTAAATCCATCATAGTATGTTGATTCATATTTAATCCTAAGTGAGCCCTTCTTACTTTTTCAGCTGTTGGTAGATCAGCAGTATTTTTCAATTGAATTACTTTAGATGTTGCTGCGTAAATACTAGGAGTACCATCATCATCATATCCAGTTTGGTCTAATCCATAATAATTTAATAATTCATCTCCAATAGGAGCTGCTCCAAATTCTATACTCCAATTCGACATAATTCCACTTGGCTCATACCAGTATTCCCAATCAGTTTCTTGATAAAATGTCCCAGTTGTCTTATCGTGGTCAAATTGAACCTTCACTCTTGAGCAAATCTTATCTGGCTTAGATTGGTATACTTTATAATCAATAACTTCTTTTGAATTTATTAGTCTATCTATATCTGATGCATAATCTCTAGATGAACGAGTTGTGCTAGACTCTCCTGTAATAATCCTATTAGCCCTACTCATACCTTGACCATATAATGCTTGGTCGTTATCATAATTCCCAAATGGGGCAATTATATGCCAATCATTATCTCCATAAATATTAAATAAACTAGATTCTCTAGTCTCTTGTCTAGTGGTTATATCATTTAAAATATCACTATAGTCATCCAAGCCAACATTAACAGAAGTAAATTGTGCTACTTTATCTCCAGGCAAAGGAAGTCCATCAATAGACCTATGTTCATAATAGGCTAATGATTTATAGTGATGAGTATGTATATCATATCCTTCATCTGACGCTATTTCATTTAATATTATTTCTTTGCAATGATCTCCTCTACCTACCCAAGTTAACTTATGTATTCTATCCATAAAATTTCCATCAGCTACTGTAGAGTCTTCAAATAAATGGTAATATTCTTCAAGATTTAAAAAACCACTAGAACTATATGGGATTCCCCAATCTACATTACTTGTCCACTGTCCCATATGGCGTAATCCTTCTCTTTGACAGCTTACCTCAGCACCATATCCATACCAATGATATTCTGGAGTATCCCAAAGCCATGGGACATGATGTTTCTCATCAGCACCATAGCTCCATCCATATGCAGTAGAAGTAAATATTATATTTTGAATAAAAAGGTCAGATGATAAATCTCCCCTTTGGTAATAATTCTCTGGGGGATTAGTTATTCCTATTTGTTCCCAAACTAAACTATCTTTAGGTAGACTATTATAAGCTAACCAATATAAAGAATTTATAGCCTCTGGAAATCCTGTTATAAAAGCCATAAGAGTAGCTTCCCAATCTCCAGCAGTAGAACCTTCTATTAAATATGTCCAAGCATCATATAAGGGCATATTTACTTCACTATCAAAGAATCCAACCTCATCCATTAGGCTACCAAATGTTCTTGGCATATCATATTGTAATGGCCAACCTATGTCGTAAGGTGTAGCAACTTCATCATCTTCTATTTGGCATGATAGTAATTGTATTTGCCACCAATGATTTAATTCATATCCATAGCCAAACCATTCTGGGCAGGCTTGTCCATCTGGAGCAATCCAGAAAGAAGTAGGGTCAAAATGGTAATCTGTACTAAAGAATATCTCAACATCATTACTCATTAAGTGAGTGTCGTTTGCAAAGTAGTCATTAGCTTTAGGTAGTAAATAATAAAATCTAAATATAGAATGGTATCTATTATCATAGTCTGCAACACTATCGCCTTTTTTATATGTGTATATTTCAAAGGTATATCCTACTAAGCACATTAATGCCTCAGACCAACCTTGGTCAGGAATACCAAGGTCATCTTCTATATTAAAACTATTATATATGCCCCATTCGTACATATATTTTGCAAAATGTGTATATGACCTTTGCAATAATCCTGAGAAATCCTTTCTAATAAATTCTACTGCATCTTCTTTGTATGGCCCAGCAGGAGTATGTCTATTGTAACTATTAGGAAACCTATAATTAATATTTTGGTTAGCGTAAGTGTAGTATTTGTTTACTACGTCAAAGCATCCAAATAAGGATTCGAGTGGTACTGTTGGCTCGTAATAACAAGTACCATCATTCCATTCTGCTTCCTCGTCATAATTGAATGCTGCTGGATCGTTGCATCCACCTAGATATGAATAATCACAACTAGCATCATCGTTAGTAGCAAGAGGATTATAGTTTGTAGCCCAATATCCATATAATCCTGAATGTAGACCATTAGCTTGTGGCGTATCAAAGCATTGATTGTTTGCCCATTCTAATTCTGGGTCGCCATTAGAATTGAAAGGGAGTTGTCCTTCTCTGCATAATCCATTAATGTCAGGCCATTGACCTAGAGCATTATCAGTGCATCCTATTATTATCTCAGAGCCATCTTCACTAAGACAGCTTCCATCATTTAATGTTGCATATGGATTATAGTTCAATATGTTTTCAGCATCTACAGTGCAACCAAAGATAGGAACTTCTGGGTGGATTATATTTTGAAATGATTCTTTTAAAAACCAAAATCTTAATTCAAAACCACCATTTATTGCTGTCCTAATTATTGGAAGAGTTAATGATGTTTGAGCTATATCTTCAAATACCTGTCTAACTTTTGTTTTATTTGTTAAGTTTAAATTTAAAACCCAAGCAGAACTATTATGTCCTAATTCATCTCCTAGTATTGCATCTGCGCTATGACTAAAGTGGGCATTAATTATATTATCACTTAATTGTTGTCCAAAATCTATTCCTATTTCTTTCTCAAGTAAATGAACTATCATAGATACAGGATTTTCTATTCTTGAATCAGCCCCATCTAGAGATACTACTACGCTATGAGTAGGATCAGTTAAAGGATTAGCTCCATTTGTCAAGCCAGTCCCTCTTCCATTACTTAACACTCTTAAATCTCTATATATTCCTGCCTGCCCAACCATATATGCTACCAATAAGTCGTGTATTCTTGCTCTTACCCCACCTTTCCATGCAGAACTAGTGGGATATCCAGTTTCTCCTGACCAAGATGAGAAGTGTATTCCAGCACATCTAAATCCCATACCTCTTGGAAGGCCAAACTCCCAACCTGGCTTGTCTCCAATTACAACTTTATTCTTTACTCTAACCCAATCAGTAGCTGTATCCTCGTGGAATTCATCTGTCATTTGAGATGCAGAATTATTCCAATAATTAGCTGCCATATAATAATTATTATCATCGTTGACCCAGTCGTGTCCATTCACCTGGTATCCTTCTTCAAAAATATTATCAATCTGTATTACACTATCTGTGTATAAGAATTTACAAGAAAAGCTAATGTTTGCTGCTACATTTGCAAGACCACCAAGTGTTGTATCCTCTGAGTTTACAAACATATCATCAGCTGCACCTATCTCATCTTGAGTTGCTGTTTTAAATGCCACATCGTAATACATTATTATTAGCCATTCATCAAATGATATAGCATCTAAGTGGTCATTGTCAAGGGTAGCACCTATGTATCCTTTCCAATTAAGATTTTCATATATTGTATTAATCCAATTTGCTGCAAGGCAATCTTGTGTGTTGGCCATAATTAAAGCAGGGCTCTCTACCATACTAGAATATCCACGCCATAGTCCTTTATTTGGGTCAAATGTTCCTTGAACATCTTGCCAATTATTATTAACAAAAAAACTACCATCAGGAGATAATTGAGAATCAGAAAATCCTGTATCAAAATTTGCAATAGTAACTGCAGCTAATGTAAAAGCAGGTGGCAACAAATCTATAAGTGTTTCCCAACTTTGCCATACATTCATAGTTCCTGCTGTTAGCCAGTTCCCTGCTGCAAACTGCGCATTATAAAAAAAGAATATAGTATCATTAGCAAATGTTGTTGTTGGCACTGGGACTCCAAGTTCAGAATCAATTTCCCAATAAGAGCTAATCTCTATTTCTTGGCTATCAAGAGTATCAAATGAATAGTCCTTCATATATAGTCCACCAATCCAAGCATCTTTAATATCTATAACATCTTGCCATTCATTGTCTTTAAATACAGATAAAGATGTTGATTGGTATGTAAAATCTGTGCTATTACCACTAGTGTTCCCTGCTGAATTCATATAATCTAATAAAGATATTGGGCTATTGACATCGTGTGCTAATAAGTATATATTTTCATTTGGGAAAAATTGTCCAACTCTATCGTTAATTAAGTACCATTTACTAAAGCCTACAGCTCCAAGTTGCTCATCAAATTCTAATTGAGTATCATAGTCGTGGTAAAAGATTGGCTCTGCGTGTCTTATCTTACCTAATGTTAGTGGGACAACTTTATTTTTCATATCATCTTCTATGCCCCAATTAAAATCTTCAAAGCTACCTATGTTTGTATCAGGCATTTGCTTTATTGGGATTTCTCTCTCTAAAATATGAGCCATATGGTCTTCTAGCTTTATACTTAGCTTATCTTTCGTATAACTTACATCCCTAACAACTCCTCTAAATATTGGGACACAATCTGTAAGTTTTGCAGACGATCCAGTTACTAGCCATATAACAGAATGTGAATTTAAAATAGAATTATATACTTGTCCTTCTGAGTTTGGAAATTTAGATAAGAAAATATCAGACATTAGTGAATATTCGCCATCTTGATTTCCTATAGATAAAATATTTTGATTTGCTAATTTAATATTAACATTAGAGATAATATGTCTTCTTTGTTCTACATCTAAACTTTGAGATACGTTTAAATCTCCCATTAAGTATGGATATATATTTAATGGTACTTGATATTGTTGGTTTTTTATTGTAGACTCTGTGCAGCCAAAAGCATAAGAATAAGATGGTATTGGCCAACCTTGGTCATCATGTTCTCCAATAGTCAATATCATAGATATAGAAGTATCTAAAGTTTCTATACTTTTTTCAAAATTTGCATTTATAAAAGTCATTAACTATCTCCTAATATAACTCCCCTACTAATTGCATCTTGTATAGTAGGTATAACTTCATCTTCTATAAAATCAGATGAGTTTACATTCCCTTGAAAAGTAACATTTACAACTACTCCCCCATCGCCTGATATCTTACCACCTCTATTTAATTCTTCTAAAGCCTCGTGGCCAATGTCTTTTACAGCTGATCTATTCATAACAAATTCTCCACCCTCTAGGTTGGCATCAACACCACCACCACTATGTAGAGGGCCAGATACAAATCCACCTCTTGCAAAAGATTTTTGTGACTTTATTTGAGCAACTTGCGCAGCAGTTGTCCCTGTTATTAAACCTATCTGAATACCCCTAATAATACTTGCTGTAACTGTATCCATACCTTGTGGAGCTGGTTCCATTAATACATTCATAATACCTTGAGCTCCTGCTATCCACGCCATGGCAATTTGATTTTTTTTGTGCTTTTCAAATAACTCAGCCTCTTCTGCTTCTTTTTGCTCTCTTGCTTTCTTCTCATATAGTTCTCTAACAGCTTGATTTCTTATACTTGAAATAATCTCCATTCTTTCTGCGTGAGTATTATCTATAGTAGCTCTTTCCATATCAATTTTCATTTGTATAACATTGGTTATTGCATTTGCAACATCAAACATTAAATCAATATATTCTTTGAGTATATCTTTTTGCATATTCATAGCTTCAGCAATATCGTCAAATATAGACCTTGGTTTATTAGCCCACATTTGTTGGAACATCGCAAGTAATTCTGCAAAATGTTTATTGTAAGTAACAAGAAGTGTAGCATCTTCGTCTGTAATTGCTTCAACTAAATTCCCACCTGCAGGCAAGGCATCTAATTTTTGTTTTAATTCATCAATATCAAGACCAAATGTCTCTGCCCAAGTCGTAATGTCTTCTTCACTAGCATCTTTCTTTAGAGTGGCTTGAATAACTTCAATTTGTTTGCCTTCTAAAACTGCTTTTTTAATTTCTTCTGCACTATGCCCCCACCTTTCTGCAAATTTATCTATAGCATCAAGATCGTCTTTATCTAACGTTGCATACTCCTGGAATTGCTTTAGAATAGCAACTGTATCATATAGTCCATCTTGGTTTATGAGTTTTTTGCCACTAGCTGCTTCTATAGCTCCAACGTATTTTAAGACTACAGGTAGCAATGCATTCTCAAAATTATCTACCTGATGTCCATGAAGAGTATTTACAGTCCTTAATTTTTCAACATATCCAACAAGAGCATCGTTAGTTATTTGGTCATAGAAATGCAAAGTACCTTGCAATGTTTTATTTACTTTACCCTGTATTTGTACTTGATTATTAGTTACGTTATTTAATTCATCTAATTGTTGTTTTAATTTAGCAATCTCTTTTATATATTCATTTATTTGGTCTATTTCTTTTTGCTTAGCATTAATTAAATCTTGTCTAGATGCTTGGTTCTCTTCAAGATTTTCTTTTTCCTTCTGTAATTGCTCCAAATATATCTGCATAGCTAGAGTCATTCTATTTGAAGCTCTTATGCCATCTACTAATCTGCCCCCTGCGTCTTCCATAGGGTCTGTTGCATCTGCAATTCCTGATAGTCCAAAGCTAAGCCAGTTTATGGTCTCAGCTCCTAAACGAGAAATTACATCAAGATTATCTAATCCTGCCTCATGAAGTTTGTCTAGCTGAGCTTGTACGAATTGTAAGTCTTCTTGAAACTCCTTATCTTTCTTTAGTTTCCCAACATCTCCTGCAGCATGTTCGATTTCTGATGACATTCTATGTAGAGCATCTATCGTGCCTTCTTCCCATCTATGTGATTCGTTCTCTATTGTTTGGAGCCAGGCATCAAGCCATTTAGTGACATTCTTTCCATCTGGCCCCCACTGCATAAAAGTAAAATTAGATATAAACTCACGAAGCTCAGTCATATCTTCATCAGTACTTTCTATTCCCTGCATAATTGCACCATATAAACTTTGAATACCTGGGCTTGGTGAGGATAACAATATACTCTGTCCAAATGGTTCTTGAGCTTGTGCTACCATACCTAATACTGTAGCCATCATTTTTATCTCATCTATATATTCATTTGTGTCTCCAGTTGCTAATCTTATTACTTTATTAGTCTCTTCTATTCTCTCTTGTAGGTTAGCCTCATTTTCTCTGAGTGCCTCTATCTTTTTTTGCAAAGATTGTATTTGTTTTTCTATTACCTCAGTATCTGATATTATCCCTGCTTGGCCAGAGATAGTGGTTGGCTCTGCTACAAAACTCGTGGGGGCATTTATTTTGCCACTATTTTCAATAGTTTTTAATAGCTCATCATTTAATTTCTTAGTTTTATTTGTAGTATCTTCAAACCAATAGCTTAAACCTGTCAAAGAACCAACTAAGCCCAAGAATCCAAATCTACCTTTTAGCCTTCTAACTACCCATAATAAACTTTTCTTCCACCACGTTGTTTTTTTAACTACCTTATTTCCATCATCTAAATTAAACACCCATGATGCAACAGCTTCTTTCATTGCTGTGAATGTTAATTTACCATTAGCTGCTTGTGTTAATAGGCCTGATAGTCCTTGTTGGAAAACTAAAGCACTTCCACCTGCCCATATTAATCTATTACCAAAGTCATAAACATCTTCAGCATCAGTTTCTTTAATAAATTCAGTTAATAAGTCAGCTAGTTTCTCTAGGTGTGGAGCTAAGTCTTCTCCAATTGCTCTTTTTAAATCATCAAAGGCTACATTTAAATCTCTCATAGATTTTTCATATGTATCTAAAGAGGCCTTGTCTTTAAATTGTTTATTAATTTCTTCTAGTATAATTTTTTGTGCACCTGCCAGGTCTCCAAAAGTAACCATTCCTTTAATCTGATCTTTTTGTGCTTGAGTAAATTGAACACCTACTCTTGTTAATGCAGAGATTCCTTGTATTGGGTCATTAAGAGCTTTACCAAGAACAATACTATTTGATTTTAATTGCTCTGCATTTATAACTCCTGCGTTCATTCCAGCAGTCATATCTAAGACTGCCTTTGTGAATTCAGGCATTGTCTTAGTTGATATATTTGTAAATGTTAATCCTAGTCCAACAATTTCATTTATTTGTGTACCTGCAACACCTGTGCTTTCTTGTAATGCATCAGCTATAGCTAACATTTGAGCACTAGTAGATTGAGCAAATCTACCAGTGGTACGAAGTCCTTGATTTATCCTTGCAACAGAACCTTCAAAATCAGAGTGTTCTTTTATTAATGCTCCCACAGTCCTCTTTAGCATAAGGTAACCAAAAGATACTAATAATAATTGTGAACGAAGAGTTGCAAACGATCCAGCTAATAATCTATTAGTTTTAACACCAAACACCCCTTGCTTTCTATTTCTAGCTTGAGCTCCAGTATTTTTATTTAATGTTGCTGTTAGGCTTTCGAGGGCTGCTGTTTGCTTGAGAAGTACTCCAGCTATATTTTCCATAGTCTGCTGACTAGATATCCTAGAAGCAGTATTGACATCCATAGCTTTAGTGTTTTTATCAACAGCTTTAGTTTGTCTAAATATAGCCTTGGTTATTTGTTCAATATCTTTATTTAAATTTATCTTCTTAGCCATTGTTATCCTTTGTTCTTACTTTTATTAGCTGCTCTTCTCTCTATAATTCCAACAGCATTTTTAATGATACTAACCTGTTGAATCCATCTAGATGGAGTATCTCCATAACTCCCCTTAAAAGGACTAACAGTAAATTCTTTACAATAAAAATATTTACTTATTATAGAGCTATGACTTACATCTATAATATTATTTGGACAACAAAAAAAGGGCAATTGAGTGCTAACTGAACCTGCAATGCTAATACTCTCTGCCCCTTTGGAATTTTCTATAGTTTCTTTCTTTAGTAACCATATGACATCCCACACATCTTCAATGTTATGAAAGGTTTGTTTTATAAATTTACCATTCTTTCCTTTCACAGGGACAGTAGCTACATAGGGAAACTTACAACATGGACACCCTCTACACTTTTTATCTAATAAAAGAGAAAATGCTAGTGAGAGGGACTCTCTTCCCCCATAGATTGATGCTCCTGAACCTTTAAGATTAATTCATTCTTCTCTGCCTCTGTTAACTGCTTTAAGACTGAATCATCTACTAGACCTGATGCATTTAGCTTGAAGTTTTTAAAATCCCCTCCAGCTATTCCCCTTCTTAACCAAGCTGTCCTAGATTTAGATAGTCCTGTAAAATAAGTACCTCCAGCACCATCTTGATGTATTGTAGTTGTATCACTACAAAAATCTATATCATCTATTGACATATCTTTCAAATTAACTTTTCTACCAGTAGATAGTTCTACAGTACCTTTAGGTAGAGAAACGATTTTTTTATCACTCATGATAATCTCCTAGTTTATTATGATTGAGGCCATGTGTACTTAAATGAGTAAGAAGATGCACCATCTCTTACTTTTAAAGTAGTATTAAGGCCTAAGAAATCTCCTTCATCGTAAGACATTTCTTCTATACTGCAATTTTCAGCTGCTATGAGATGTGTTGGTGTTCCTGTACCTTCTTGTATCTTAAATCCAGGAGTAACAGTTCCACTAGCACCTGTAGTTCTCATAGTATTCCAGAAATCATCCATTGATAAATCATATTTAACTACACTTTGGAATGTGATTCCTAGTTCAGGAACTGATCTTAAATATGTTTGTGGCTCTCCATCTACACTTGTAGCAGCAGTAGTATCAGGGACTCCACCTAAGAAAGAAACAGGATTCTCAATATTTAAAGACCAACTCTTAAAAAATGTTTGAACACCTAGAAGAGTCCAGTCATCATTATATGCAGTCCCATAGCAATAATCTGTATCATATGCTGCTATTGTGTTTAAAGTGGAGAAATCAGCAGGGACTCTAGATGTTGCTGTTAAGTCAAATTTGATTCTACCACCATCATCATTTGCATCCCAACTTAATGTTAGTGATGTAATAACACATCCTGGTACTGCTATACAATCATTAGAAGTACCTATGCTATTAAAAGCAAATGTTAAAGTTTTGTGTGCTCCAGCTGCCTCATTCTGGTAAAATGTTGTATTTACTTTACTATTACCATTTGCAATAGTAATGTCATTTGTTGAGTAAGCTGTCCCTAGAGCATTAGGAAGTAAGATTGCCTGTAATTCATTAGTCATATATCCACTTGCACTAAACTCTATTGCCCCTCCAGGCTTATGTATGAATATGTCAGATGGTTCAATTAAAAAACCAGAAGACGATCCACCTCTTCTTTCTACTTTGTAATCATTAAATGTAGGTAGTGAAACTGAGTCAGTCTCAATTGCTTTGATAGCAGTAGACTTAGTACCAACAGTACTATTATCTATGCCAACGCCCATCTGCAGTTCACTACTCTGATAAAAGCTAGTATTAACAGCCATTATTTACCTCCCTTTTTGCCTTTAGTAGAGGCAGGTGTAGTTCCTGCATTACTACTTTTGTTTTCGTTAACTATTTCTATAAAAGGAAGACATTTACCTGGAATACCCTGTGCAGTAGCTACATAGAAGCCATCTTCTTTTAAACAAGCATACATATGCTTTCCAACATATCCTGCTTGAGGGAAATCCTCTAGAGATTTGCCTTCCTTTAGCTTATACTTCACAGCCATAGGAATCCTCCTGTTATTTGTTAAAATTTATATGCTAATTTAAGACATCTTTGTATATAAACAAAGGTATTCTATCTTGGCACAGACCAGAGAATCTACATCTTCTTCTTCATCTGTCTTATCGTTAAAGCTAACGTTAGAAATCTCTCCACCATAGAATCCATTATCGTTTGACCTTTTAGCAGAATCCCTCTTATTAAATAGAAGTTGTTCTAACCTAGACACATCATTATATAGCTTATCCATAACTATCTTATCTTCATAGTTAGATATATTTAAATATAGGCTTATTTCAACAGTATATTCATTTTCATAGCCCATATTACCATGTCTGTTTAATTCTTGCTTAATACACTCCAATCTGATAGATTGATTGCCTTTTCTTTCGTATTTACTACCTATGTAAACATCATAGCTATTCTGAAACTCGTTTCTAATAAAAAGCCTTATAATGTCTAGAATTTTTGTTTTAATTATATTAGTATAGGATATAGCCATTATCTTCTAGTCATTATAGTATTTCCTGCATTCCCTGGAGAACCATCAAAGGATTCATATACTCCCCAACATTCTAACTCCCATTCATCTGGAGTTCCTCCTGCTGTAGCTGCGCTATCTGCATTCTTACCTTGAAATCTAATTTGTAGGCCTGAGCCTATAGGTTGATATTGACCATTGATTATTTCATCTGTAACAACTGCTTGACTCTTTAAATCATCTGGGCCTTTAGCAAAAACAGAGAACGTAGCAGTTCCTATAACGCCTGCAGTAGTTATAACTATTTTAAGC